TTACTGATTATATTAATCAGTGATTCCTTTAGATACTTTTGTGCCTTTGGGTCTTCTTTAGTAGCCTGTGCTAATTCATATGCCTTATATCCGCCTCTTGCATTCATAAGATGTTCATAAATGGGAGTAGGATATGCACCAGGAGCAGATGGTTGAGCAACTACGTCCACGGTAATAATTTCAAAGTCGGCAACGTTTCCGGTGCCGTCTACTTCACCAGAGCCCCTAGATGAAACACCTAGTTTAACACCTGCCTCGAGCATTGTTTTAACTAGTTGTCCCATCGGGGTTGGTAATATTTTTAACTTGCCGTAACCGTTGCTACCATCCATCCAACATTCAGTTATCATATGGCTTACACGGTCAATGTTAATGTTAAGTCCTTCTGGATGATCAACTTCTCCGAGAGGAGTATAGCCGCCGCTAATCTGATCATTGAGCGTTTTGACAGCCCTGCCGATTTCATCTACAGGATACACTCGCTGATTAGCATTACGAATACCGCCTTGGATAATAATACCTTTTAAATAAAGGTCTTTACCTTCGTTAGCGCCTTCTAATACTACGTTAGCTTGGTCAAATGTCAAATGCTCTCGTAAATCGTTCATCAAGATTTCCTAACTGCTTTTTTAGCCGCCAATAGTTGGTTTCTTATTGTCAGCTGTCTCTGGCTTTGACTTCTTTTCAGCGCCGTGACCAGGTTCGGTTTTGCCAGCTTTTGCTGCCTTACCACCAGGAACATTTACGTTCTTGGTATTCATATCCTTAGCATTCTGATCACTTAGTGCAGAACCTTTAAGGTTACCTTTGTTAGCTTCTACGCCTGCTTCTGTACCAGCTTGGTTCAAGTTGCTTGCGGTTCCGCCCATATCGTTTTTACCTGCTACTGTTGACTTGGTGTTTGCACCGTTGTCGCCCATTGTAGCTGATACTTTTTCAACATACTCGCGCATTTGCTCGCCTGCTGTTTGTGGTTCTTTTGATTCGTCAACTTCTTCGTCAGTTGCTTCATCTACTTCTTCATCAGTTGCTTCGTCTACTTCTTCGTCTGTAGCTTCTTCAACTTCTTCGTCTGCTGCTTCAAATGCAAATGCTTCTTCTTCTGGCTCTTCTTCGCCTTCATCGTCGTCGCCTTCGTCATCGCCAGCCATCATTTTTTCAAATTCTGCTTTTAGGTCATCTAGCGCATCTTCTAGGTCTTCTACACGATCTTCAACATCGCCTTCTTCACCTTCGTCTTCGTCGCCTTCTTCACCGTCCATGTCCATACCTAAGTCACCGGCTAAGTCACCTGTTTGGTCCATGTTTGCCATCGGGTCTGCTTCTACTTCAAACTCGTCTAAGTCAAAGCCTTCGTCAACTTCTTCGTCAGTTGCTTCTTCTACTTCTTCATCAGTAGCTTCGTCTAAATCTTCTTCTGACTCGTCGACTTCTTCGTCAGTTGCTTCATCTACTTCTTCATCAGTAGCTTCTTCAACTTCAGCTTCGTCTTCTAATAAACCTTCGTAGATATCACGTGATTTTTCTACTACAATCTCGTGGAATAATTCTTGTGCTGCTTCTTTGTCTTCGTTGACAAGAAGCTCTAGCATTTTTTCAAATTTGTTTTGATCTGCCATTTTTAACTCCTATAAATGTTTTGTACACTCAAGAAACATCGAAGATGCCTCCTTTGTGGGGCTGTCAATATATATTTACATTATTTTTGAAAAAGTACGTAGAAATAGGCTCAAAACGAACCAAAAAGTTTAATTAACAAATTTTTCTATAAAATCTACAACAGAAATGTGTTTTAGATTGTTTAATTTAGTAAATTGTTTAGGAATAAAGTTGTTTTCTCCTAACACTCTTATATATCTCTTGTCAGGGTTGTTAAATATGACACTATAAGTCTGTCTCTCCCAATTACCAGAATATGTTGCAGGAGCATCACTTTTTTTATAATTGTCAGTATCGGCGTATATATTATTAACTGTATTATCTTCGCCTAAGCCTTTATAATCAAAACCTAGAATGTATATTTCATTATTATTATGAGTAGAAGCTAAATGAAGGGCAGTAGGTCCACTGCTCCATCCTTTTGTTGGGTTGAAAAAATTAAATCCAGTCATTCGATGATACAACTTATTAGGATTTGTCCATACTTCGTTACTATGTTGATAACGTGCATTATTAATTTCTATAATCATTTTAACATCAACTGCAATCAAGTAATCAGGAGAATACTCTCTAAAAAGAGCATTACACCCGTATGTTTTACCTTTTGATTTTAATTGATTTAAATCGATTGGCTTTCGGCTTACGCCATTGCCAACAACAAATGCTGCTAGAGACATTAGAGATCTGCTTGTTGTTGCGCTGCTATTCCGTACATTTGCTTTACAAATTCAAGTTCTTTTAATTTTTCTTCATTGTGTAATTCAGAAGATTTACGAATTTTTTGAATTTGTTTTAGACTTAACCGTGTTTTGCGTGTATCGTTTTTATCCACAACTGATTCGTCGTCGTTAGCATCGTAGCGTTTATCTTCTACTGGCTCGACTGTTTGTGGGTCAAAATAAAATAGTTCACGTAGTATCATATTATTATTTATATCGTTTGTTCGGTTCCGGGTGCAGTAGCAGATCCTAGTTCTTGACCTGTTGCTGTTTCAGGTCCTGCATCACTTCCACCGTCGGCAGTATCTGCATCAGAATCAACTTCATCTTCAAGGTTAGACATATCGTCGCCGATACCTGCACTTGTTATTCCAGCGTCACGCATTTCTGCACTTGCGTCACCTGGGATAGGATCTAAGTTTTCTTCGTTCTCTTCTCGCCACAAGCGTTCGTTTTCTGCAAGTTCTTCATCGCTCATGCCTAAGAAGCGTTTCATAGCAAAACGATTTGAAATATAAGGTATAGCACTCATTTGTGTATATGTTGGTACACGAGCATTATCAATTTCACTTTGTCTATATGCTGCAAAGTTTTGCGGTGGTTGGAATTTAAGATCAAACATTGCAACATCAACGTTCATTCCTTTTTCAAGAAGATATCTTTTAAACTCTTGATCAAATTCTTCAACAACTAAGTTTTGTAAACGTTCGCAATACGTATTAAATCGTAGTTCTTGAATATATGCTGTACCCACTCTGCCATCATTATACTGCGCTGCACTATCGTCGGCACCTGTGGGTAAGTATGAGCTAGGAATGCGCAAGCCTCTAACCAATTTATTTGTAAAGTATCTAAGGTCATCAATTTCTCCTAGGTTAGTTCCTCCTGGAAGTGTTTCTACTTTAGAACCTCTACCTTCAGCAGTTTGTGGGAAAAAGTAATCTTCGTTGATTGACAGGGGATTGTATGAACTGTCTATGACATTTTGGCCTCCGCCTGTTGACGATGGGATACGTCTTTGATGTATTTCCGTTTTAACACGTTCAACAAATTGCATAGCAAGGTGTGATGGCATGTTACCCACATCAACGTAGAACACTCTTCTTTCTGGTGCTCGTTGTACACGATAGATAATAATCGCATCTTCAAGCAATTCTTTTTGCTTGTAAACTTTGAATATAGTTTCTAATAATGAATTACCAAATGGATAGTTGTTGTCTAAACCTTCTGACAATGAAAGATGTACAACATGTTCTGCATCAACTGTAACTTCTCCGTCGTCAGTTGTAAATCTGCTGCCACTCATACTAGACTGGGGTTGGCCTACCATACCACGTGCGCCGCCAGTAGGTTGATACTGAGATCCTCCTCCTCCAGTTATGTTGCCGTTTGTTTGGTACGGTGTTGTAGCAATACCGTCTTTAAAATTAAAATTAATATTTTTAATTACATACTGTTCAGGTACTTTGCCTTCTGATTCGTTTACAATGATACGCGAGACGTTTGCAGGATCTACATGAAACCAACGCTTAGTTTCTGGGTCACGTAGAAAGAATTGATCTCCCATTTTGAATACATTGCGTAGTATTCTAAAAATCTTTGTTTCAAAATTCTGTAGCTTGTTCCATTGTTGTAAATATTTTTGAACAATAGTAATTTCTGAGTTAGTTGCTTTTTGTTTAAAATCAATAATAAAAGGTGTGTTATTTTGTTTATTCTTTTGTGTGCAAAATTCAGCAAGAATATCTAATGCAGCGTTAACTTCACTGTCTAAATCCATTGTGTTATATTGACCGTAACGTTCAACTCTGTTAGGTGAACCTACATAAACATCAGGCAAGTAGCTTGAATAGTTGGATCGCGCTGGGCCTGCCATGTTGCCGCTATTTTTTGCTGTAAACGGACTATAACTACCGTTTTGATTATCGCCTGTTGGTACAGGTGTAAAATATTTTTTCCAACTCATTTAATTCTCCATTAGCCCGGCAATACACTTACTGAGCTTGTTGCAATGTTACCATTTGCTAAATTTTTTGTATTTCTTTGTACGCCTAATTCAATATCTCTAATTTCAGATAAGACAGCTAATACCGATCCCATTGTAGCGTTTAGTTGATCACTGTTGCTGCTACTACCGCCTATTGAATCCATTTTAGCTACTACATCTCCTGCGTTAGTACCTTTACCTACGCCAAATTTGTTATCTTTAGCAAGTTCGGCATTTAATTTTCCGAGAACTTCTACTAAAGACTCCATAGCACTAGTATACGTTCTAACGCCGTTGATGTCAAGTCCTTTTTTCAATGTTTCAAGATTATTTTGTAACTCTGGTATTGAAGCAAATGACTGTACTACAGCTTGTGTCTGTTGTAGTGCTGCTAGTCCTGTTTCTGCTTGTGTCGGATCTAAACTTACAGGATCAGGAGCTTCAGGTGTTTCTACTACTTCTGCTGTCTCGCTTCCGCCTAAGAATGATTTACCTTCGCCGCCTAACCATTTTGGAAGATACTGTTTAAAGTTCGGCATTTTAAAATCAAACGTAAAGAACCCTTTAACTTTATCAACTACGCCTTGGAATAAATCTTTTATGCTTGGTATTGCTAAATCACCAAAGCCAAACATACCTGTTACTGTTTCCCATGCTGTTGTCAACAATCCTGATATTGAAAAACCAGTAGCATCTTCTCCCCATGTAAAGAATCCTTTAACAGTTTCCCAAGCAGTACTTGCTAATGTTGATATTGAAAATCCAATAGCATCAGTTGACCATTTAAAGTATCCTGTTACTGTTTCCCATGCTTTTGTTGCTAGTGCAGATATACTAAATCCTTCTTCTCCAAAATCAAAAAATCCTGTGATCTTAGTCCATGCTTCGCTTATTAAAGTACTGATAGCATATGTTGCTTCACCTTCTCCAAAACCAAACCAACTTGTTACAGTAGTCCACACTCTTTTTCCAACTTCGCTTATACTAAACGACTCGCCTTCCCCAAATGTAAACCATCCTTTAACAGTAGACCAAGCTTCTGATGCTAGTTGACTAATTGCAAACGTTGCTTCACCTTCTCCAAAGCCAAACCATCCTGTTACAGTAGTCCACATTGCCGATGTTAAATCACTGATTGCATAAACAGTGTCCATAGAAAATATTCCAGTGATAGTGGTCCATACATCAGTAAACAAGTCTTTCATAAATTGAATTCCAAACACTGCTGTAACTGCTGCTGCAATGCCTGCAGGAATAGCCAGTACTGGTGCAGCAATAGCTGCGCCTATTCCAACTAATCCGCCTATGAATAAAGTGCCCCAAGGTATGTCAAAGTCAAACATACCATCAGCAAATCCTTTTGCTGCGGCTGTAATGCCTTCTAATACAACATTACCGCTATCACCAAATGCTTTTGCTATTGTTCCGCCTTCGCCAAACAAATCTCCAAGTAAACCTTTTACAGCCGTGCCTTCAATTTCTTGGCCGGACTCGTCGATTTCGGCTTCTTTTCCAAATAACGCTGTGCCCAATCCGAATTTTTTGAAATTGTCAACAAAGGTAGAAATTGAGTTAAAGAAACTATCCATAGTAGCTTTTAGAGTTCCGTCTTCTACTATCTTAGCGATAGATTTTGAAAAGTCTTTCACCATAGTTCCTGCTGCTTCAAAAATACCACTGTCTACAAATGCTTCTTGTATAATACCTCGTGCTTTACGTATTGCATCTTCAAAAGTAGTAAATGCATCTGTTGTGGCATCTCGTGCGTCCTGTTCTTTCTTTGCTGCGTCTAAATCTCTTCCGCCAATATCGATCATTCTAGTTGCATTATCTAAAAATTCTGCCATTGCAGGTTGTTGATCTCTTAATGATGCAATGTACTGAGCTCTTGCATCAGCATCCATATTTGCAAATTTTTCCATCTCGCCGCCGCCGTTTTTCATAGCATCTAGTAATACTTGTGGGTCGGCGCCGTCACCAATTTGTTT